AGTGAGCAAGAAAGTTTTAGACATTCTGCGTTGGCTCTCTCGCCTTGAAGAAAAGGAGCAGTCGGATGAATAAATTTGGAAACTGCCCCCTGTGTGGCAAACAGGTCAAGCCGACCAACCTCCGCAAAATCGCACGGCAAAATCAGTTGTACGGCTTCCGCATGGCTCTGGATGGAATATCTGCCACATGGGGCGCACTGATTCAGAACCTTCGGTGCGATGCAGACCTGACCGAGGAACAGGTGCAGAAAATCATCCGCATCGGTGACAGGTACTGGGAGATGGTCGGCAAGTTCAAAGAAGAGGACATGACCCCTGACGAGTTTGCAGATTACATCACAGCAAAGTCAGAACAGGTTGAAAAAGAGCTGAGGGAAAGGTGGAGCTGATGGCAATATTTTCGGTAGAAGCTATTTCGGAAATCACTTCAATAAATCCAAAGTCTTGCCGTATTAAAGGAGCAACGTTCACTTGTTACTTCTGCAATACTGCCATTTCTGTGTGTGATGCGCGCGTTGCAACTGCAATGGCAGATAATGGGGAAACTCCTATTTGTCCGATTTGTGGAAAGAAAACCATATGCAGTCTATATGAGTTTCAATCGCACGAAAATCCAAACATCATAGAGGATGTTAGATGGAGGTAACAATGTTTGAATTTGTAACTCGCTGGCTGGTCTGCCTAGTCCTGCTGGCGGTAGTGGTTCAGTCCGAACGGACAATCAAGAACATGGCGAACAGCCTGTTTGAGGAACGGCAGGCAATGCTTGTCTGGTTGTTCATCAACGTGTGTCTGGCCGTTTGTACGGCTGTTATGATGGGGTGGAGGTAAGTATGGAAATTCGTGGAGAGCATAGCAAGAAGAGAGTTCGTTTTGATTCGCTAAAAGAAGGAGAGCCGTTTTACTACAACGGCGAACTTCTTATGAAGACAAGCGAGGTTACTGACAATTCCGGCTTTTACGGTGGCACTACATATAACTGTGTGTCGCTCCGTCACGGTAGGATTATGGAATGCCATGATGATACAATGGTCGGCATTGCAAGGGTTCATATCGAAAAGGAGTACTAATGGACAACGAACTTTACTGCCCGATGAAGATGACCAGCAATCCGCTTGGTCGGTGCGTATGCGAAAAAGAGAAGTGCGCTTGGTGGCGACAGTTAGACAACTGCTGCTCCGTCTGGTGGATTGCAACAAAACTGGATAAAATCGAAACGAAAATGAAGAGGTGAGAGTGTGAAAAAGCGGATTTACCTTGTTCTTGAAACCGAAACGGACGAGGATGACAACAGCATTCTCAGCGATATTGAGCAAGAACTTGGAATGGCTACGCACTATTTTGAAACGGTTTCTTATAGCGAGAACGGTTTTCCTGACAAATGGATTAGCGTCAAGGATAGGCAACCAAAACACCATACTCCAGTTCTTGCATTTTGCGATAACGGCGATACGATTTTTGGCTTTATGGACTTTTACAAAAATTGGGCAGAAGTCGGGAGTGAAATTCCATACGCCGTCACCCATTGGATGCCACTTCCTGAACCACCAAAGGAGGTCTGACACATGGCAACACCCCCGAAGCGTGGTCGTGGCAGGCCGCCGCTGACCGAAGCTGAAAAGAAAAAGCGTGAGAAGCGGGCGCAAAAGGCGAAAGAAGAAGCCGCTGCGAAGCGTGAGAAAGAGCGAGAGAAGAAGAAACAGCAGATGCTTAACAAGCGGAAATCCATCCGCTCACAGGTGAGTAAAAAGGTGAAAGAACAGCAGGAGTTAGCTATCGAGAAATCGAAGATGATGAACACAGGCGATTTGCAGTCAAGAATCGGCGATGAAGAGGACAAGAAAGTTGTCGGCATGATTGCGGCAAAGTATTTTGGCGACCTTCCGAGCGTGGATATGAACAACCCCATTGAAGTGCAGCAACGCCTTGATTTCTTTTTTGACGCTTGCATCGAAGCCAGAATCTCCCCTGTAGTGGAATGGATTGCACTGGTGCTGGGCATCGAATGGCCTAGTCTTAGACAGATTATGACAGGCAAACGCCGTGACGATAGCTTACAGCAGAAGTACATCCTGAAGCTGATTCTGCAAATGCAATCCATGTGGGCGTACAACGGTATGTACGGTCAGGAGAACCCGGCAGAGTGGATTTTCCGAGCCAAGAACTACTTTGGTATGCGTGACAACGTGGAAGTCACCGTTGCACAGCCTGAACAACCGTTGGGCGATGCCCAGAGCGCAGAGCAGCTCGCCCAGAAATATCAGACGGCTTTGCCGAAGGGGATTGATGTGGAGTACAGAGAGGTAGCGGAAGAATGAAAGAACTCATAACTTTCTTCTTATTATCGTGGGAGGTCGCTTTTTTGATTATCAACAATTTTAACGATAAGGAGTAAAACATGAAAAAGGTAGCAACTATTATTTCTTCTGTGGTAGCAGCATTTTTTGTTGCAGTGGTTCTTTTGCTGTGTTTGGAGAGAGTGCCTGTTGGTTATGTTGGGGTTGTTTATTCTGCACGGGGCGTTGAGCAGAACACCTTGTCGCAGGGCTGGCACTTCCTCTCGCCGATGAAGCACGTTAGCAAGTTCCCTATCAGCCAGCAGCAACTTATTTTTTCGGACGACCCGGCAGATTATAACGCAAAGGAACACGCAGATTGGCATATTGATGCTCCTGCAAGCGGTGGGATGGTTGGAGTAAACCTTACTGTAAATTATAACTTCATTCCAGACCGTGTTGTTGAACTTTACAGCCGTTTTAACGGAATGGATGGCGAAACGCTTGTGGAAAGCCGTATTCAGAACAGCATTATCGCCTACGTCAAGGAAGTTACGCCACAGTTTTCTGTAATGGACATTTACTCCGAAAAGAAAACGGAAGTAAACAATGCAATCACAAGCTATTTGAATGAAAAACTTACCAATGAATACGGAATCAACGTTTCAAGTGCCCTCGTGATTGACGTGGAATTGGATGATACTCTCACTGAAAAAATTAGAGCGAAAGAACAAGCAAAGCAGGACGCAGAGATTGCTGAACTGAACAAGCAGACCGCTCTTGCACAAGCCGAAACAGACAAGGTGAAAGCTCAAGCGAAAGCCGATGTGAAAGTGATCGAAGCACAGGCAGAAGCAGAATCGAATCGTATCGTGTCGGAATCTATCACTCCCGAACTGATTCAGATGAAAGAAGCTGAAGCCAGACTGAAGCATGGATGGGTCACTGTCAATGGAGCAGATACTGTTGTAACGAAAGCAGACTAACAGCGAGCATAGAAAGGTAAAGAACATGACTAACGGCGATTTCATTCGCTCTATGACGGACGATGACATCAGGGAAAACCTGACACCGGGCATCTGCGAGCTTATCAAGCATCGTGACCCGGAGCGTTGCCAGAACCGTGAGCATTGCTTTCATTGCGTCAAGGACTGGCTGAAAGAGAAGAACAAAATCATGGTGAGGGCTGACCAATGGAAACTTTAATTGACTTTTCTGACCCCTGTCTACGCACGTTCCTGCCTGTCCTCTTGCAAGACCACACGACAGGAAAGAACATCGTCTGGGCGACAGACCCGCCGCCTGAACTGGGCGTGGACTTTGCAGATGAAATCACGCTGGAACAACTGGACAAGGTTCAGCTTGTTCCTCGTGTGCAGAAACGACTTGCAGACCAAAAGAAGCGCACCAGCAAGAAAGCAGAGGTGTTTACGCCGACATGGGTCTGCAAGAAGATGGCAGACATTGCTGAAAACGACCTGAAGGGCGAGGACTGGAAGGAATACATCAACAAGACCTGCCTTGAAGTAACCTGTGGCGAAGCACCGTTCCTGACAAGCCGATACGACACCACCACAGGGCAGATGATTGCCGTGCCAGACAGAATCGGTCTATTAGATAGGAAGCTAAATGTTCTGGCAGAGCAGTTCCATGACTACGATATGTGGATGTGCTGGGCAATTAGCGCCTACGCATCGACATACGGCTATGAGTGGCAGGGAGACAATCTCTTGCTGGCAAGGTGCAACCTGTTCCTGACGCTGGTTGAAAATTTTAGGTATCGGTTTGATGCAAAACGGCTTGAAATCGGCTGTATGCCTATGTTCCTTGACTGCATTGCAGAAACAATCTCATGGAACATCTGGCAGATGGACGGTCTGAAAAAGACTGTGCCGGGCACGGAGATTCCGTGCAAAATCAAAGGCTGGAAAGCTGACAAAGAAATTCTGTTTAAGGATGTTGGGGAGAACGAACAATGAAAATCATTACATATCCTGACGGTCGTTCGGAACAGGTTGGAACGCCATTAGAACTAGCGCAGTTCATGTTTGGCTTGATTGAATATCAAACTATGCAGAAGTTCAAGAATCTGATTGATTCTATCCCACAGCAGATTGATCCACAGCAGATTGAAAGCCCAAATAAAAAACGCGCATCTAAAAAGAAAGCAGGCGAATCTAATGCAGACTGACAGAGGAATCTACCACAAGCGAGTATGCGACCGCTGCGGAGCGGTTTTGAGCGGCAGAATGATGAACCCTGACGAATATTTCAATGGCTGGGCGTGGCGCAGAGACACAGGCGACCTATGCCCAGAATGCTATGAGGAGTATAAGCGAGTGATCGGGCGATTCAATGCCAACAGAAGGAGAAAGAGAGGGGAGAGATAATGGATGTTTACTGCACCACCGAACATTGCTCTTGCATGGGCATCAAGCAGTTCTCCGCTGGCAAGGCTATCCGATGTACGGCAGAATCCTGCAAGAACAAATCCGAGCCATCCTGTGGCTCTTGCAAATGGTACGCAGAGCCGGAGGGCGTGTGCGTGAACGACCAGTCAGAACACGTTGCAGACTTCGTGTGGGACGAACGTGGATGCAAAGAATGGGAGAAGAAAGATGAAACGGCAGCAGACCTATAAAGGGCTTATTGGAAAGGGATGGTACGACCAAAGCGAATTTAGCCATAGATACGCTTGCTGGGCAAATCATCGCAACAACTGGGCTATTTGCAAGGCTGACAACCGCAAGCTGGCAAAGGCAAGATTGAAGCAGATTGAACGCCAGCAAATCAGAAAGGAGCTGGACGAATATGAGCTATGATATTTCACTTTGCGACCCTGTAACGCACAAACCGCTCAAAGCAGATAGTACGCATTTTATCGCTGGTGGTATGCGCGCTATGGGTGGTACAAAAGAACTGTGGCTCAACGTCACCTATAATTATAGTCGCTTCTATTATCGACCGGAAGTGTTTGGGGATGGCGGCATCCGCTCCATCTACGGCAAAACAGGCGCAGAGAGCATCCCGATGCTAGAAAAGGCGATTGCCGCACTAGGTGACGATGTAGACGATAGCGACTACTGGCACGCAACAGAGGGCAACGCCAAACGCGCTTTGTATGGTTTGCTGGCGTTTGCAAAGATGCGGCCTGACGGTGTATGGGACGGAGATTGAAGGGAGAAAGGGCAATGCTTGATATTGCATTAAAAGCAGTTCAAATCATAGCTTGCGCTGTTATTGTGATTCTCTTGATTTTTCACAATGCGCTAGAAAAGCAACCGTCTATTTGCGACCGGTGCAAGAACCTATATTATAAGCGTTCCGCAAGAGATAGAGAATATTACAGATACGTTTGCAAAGTGCCGTTCAAAAAGCCGCTTGACATTCCACCTGAATATTGCGCAAATTTTGAAGAAAGGAAAGACAATGGCTAACACACTTTGGCATCCAGCAAGCGAACCGCCACGAGAACGGACGTAATCTTTGTTGCTTGCAACTAAGAAAACGTGGCGTGACGGTAATGGAAAAATGTTGCAAGGCTTTTCGCCGACAGCGTACTTTCTTGGCTGTTACGCAGACGGTCAGTTCTGGGATGAGATAGGCGAGAGACTTCCGGAAGGTGTGACTGTGACGCATTGGATGGCGTTTCCGATGGTATAGGAGGGCTTATGGAAAAGAATGTCGTTGTTACGCAAGATATGGTTGATGCATTCAAGGAGGAAATGCAGGAAGCATACCAAAAGTACGGCGATGATAAAGAAATCGTTCACAGCATGATGGATGGCATTATGTGTGAAACCTTAGATAGGCTTGGCTTTACAGAAGGTGTGGAAATCTTTAACGAAGCACCGAAATGGTATGCGTAAGGAGCAGTAAACATGACGAACAAGAAATTTGGCATCATCATTATGGACTTGAGCCTTTTTGACTTCGGGCCGAAGCCGCCTTGTGGGTACATCAAGGCAAAACATATCCGCCCAGCGTACGGCAAAGGCACAAGGCCTGTCAAGGCGCATAAGCGAATCACGAGAACTAGAGAGGGATTCAGAAAATGAAAAACCTGTCAAAGAAGCACCTGAAACAGATTTACAGGCGCAGAAACAATTTCACTATGCTGAGTCGGTTCTTCCGCTCTGCACCAAGTAATCGAGTTGATTACAGCAAAATGATGGACTGGCGTTGGAGCATGTGCACAAATGTCCACTACATGATTTTTGGTGAGAAAATCAAGAGAAGGAGCAAAAGGACATGAGCATGGACGAAAAGGGTAAAAAAATGAAAGAACTCAAAAGATGCCCGTTCTGCGGTGGGAAAGTGGCTATTGAAGAGACAGGGACTGATACAAAGAAGTGGATGTTTATTTCGAGAGCGCACGGAGAAAACAAATGCACTTGCCGTGTTTTTATGGAAAGTGGGGAGTACTGGTTTGATTGCTCCGAAAAGGATAAAGAAAGAATTAAAGCCGACCTTATCGAAGCATGGAACAAACGCTACAAAGAGGATTGAATATGGAGCAGGAACACAAGCCTAGAACATCAATGATTCTTCTGTTGGAACACGTTCATGCGATGGACGAATTGACGGACGAGGAATTTGGAGTGTTCGTCCGCAACTATGCACAATACGTTGAGACTGGACTTGAGCCAGCATACGACAACGATCGTGCTATGCGGATGCTCTGGAAAGTCGTTAAAGCGTTTGATGATATGAACGTGCAGAAGATGGAAGAACGTGATAAGCGTAGACGAGAAGCAAACAAGAAAAATATAAACAAGCGTTGGAACGATAAAAAATACGAAAGCATACCAATGGTATCACAGGATACGAATGGTATAAATGGTATACCAAACATACCAACTGATACGAATGGTAGCTTATCTGTATCTGATTCTGTATCTGAATCTGATAAAAAAGAAAAATGTGAAAAGAAAAATACCAACGAAGTAAAACGCTTCAAAGCACCGACTGTCGAGCAAGCCAGAGAATACTTTGCCGATAAGGGTTACATGGAATCAGAAGCAGAGCGGTTTGTTGACCACTTCACGGCAAATGGCTGGAAGGTCGGCAAGTCGCCTATGAAGGACTGGAAAGCTGCTGCACGGAACTGGATGCGAAACGTGAAGGACTGGAACGGCGGCTATCAGCAGACGATGGCTGAATTGCCTGACGAGGGAGACTTTCTGCGGTGAATATTGAAAATCAGACCCAATACATTCTGCTGGGAGCAGTCCTCACGTTCTCGGAATACGCTGATGTTTTGCAGGACTTGGAGATTGAAGATTTTTGCGCTGAACTGCAAAGCACATTCGCTGCCATTCGTGGATATTGGGAGCGCAACGACAAATGGAACCCGGTAGAGGTCATGGGGCAGTACGATGGCGATTGCAGGAAGGCTATGGGAGAATGCCTGGATGCCTTTGGCGCAGAGTTCATCCGCAGCGTAACCCATGACATGATGCAGGGATGGGCTAGAATCGTCAAAGAACAGGCAGCATTGACCAGAGCCAGAGGGCTTGCGTTCAAAATCGTTGATGGCTCGACCAGATACGCAGACTTGACGGGCATTTATGAGCAGTTAGGCGAAGCTATTAACCTGCACAACGAGAGAAGTGATTTTATTCCGATGTGCGATGGTATAGACAATTACATCCGCAGACTGGATGATAAGCCGGAGTATATCAGCACAGGGCTTAAAGTACTTGACAACAACTTGCATCTTGTTCCGGGCAACTTCGTTGTGATCGGTGGCAGACCGTCTGCTGGTAAGACTGCTCTATCCCTGCAACTTGCCTGTGAAATAGCCAAGAACGGACGCAAGGTAGCGTATTTCAGCCTAGAGACAGACCCGGATACGCTCTATGCCCGTATTATCGCAAACCAGCTAGGCGTGCCGCTGCATACGGTCAAAAACAAGACTGTCAGCATTAACGAGCTTGACCGACTGGCAGCCATCAAGAAATATCCGCTGTATGTCCGCTCTGCTGCCGGAAAGGGCGTTGGATGGATTAGAACGCAGTCCATCAGGATGCAGGCAAAAGTGGTGTTCATCGACTATTTGCAGCTTATCCATCAAGCCGGAGCGAAAGACAGATACAGTGCCGTCACGGAAATCAGCATGGCGCTGCACGAGTTTGCACAGTCCACAGGAACACTGGTGGTGGCACTTGCACAGCTCAATCGAGAGACCGCAAGAACAGGTATCCCGCCAACTGCCGCAGACCTGCGAGAGAGCGGGCAGATCGAGCAGGACGCAGATGCAATCATCCTACTGGCACAGAAAGTGAAAACGCAAAAGAGACCAGAAGAGCACTATCACTTTGCGCTTGAGAAGAATAAAGAGGGCAACGTGGGGTCGCTGGACATCACGTTCCAGATGGAAACGCAGCAATTCAAAGAATGCGTGTGGATGTAACGAGAGGAGAATAAATATGAAATACCGCAAGAAGCCAGTTGTTATTGAAGCATTCAAACTAAATGCACGAGGACTTGTTGGAGAAGATTGGTTTTGGGATGCAGTAAGTAGCAATGATATTATCACGCATGACTTCGGAAAGTTTCACGATGACCCTGCGTGGTGCGAGATTAAAACGCTTGAAGGAACTATGATTGCAAGGGCTGGCGATTATATCATTCGTGGCGTAAATGGCGAAATCTACCCGTGTAAACCTGACATTTTCGAGAAAACATACGAAGCGATTGAGTAATAGCAGCCTAGCATCGCTTTTGCGCTCGTATCGTCACAGTAGAATAGGCAAGAAAAACAGATAACAGGGTCTAGGCGATAAAGTACCGTCTGAACCCCATAAATATTTTTCACTACACAAAATACAGGAGGAAAACAACTATGGCACTTACCAACATCGAACGTGAGACTATCATCAACTTCAACGCAGCGGAAGATACCGCAGAAATCTACACGGCTGACCCGGTTTACATTCGCAAGCTGGACAAGCTCTGTGAGCAGTTCCCTGATACGTACAAGTTCATGAAGGAACTGTCTGCCAAGCGGTGCAAGGAATCCAAGACCTATTCGATGCCGAAACGTCTTGTGAAGTTCCGGCCGCCTGTCACTCGTGAGATCAGCGAAGAGCAGCGTGAAGCGCTGGCAGAGAGTCTGCGTAAAGCAAGAGAAGCCAAGAAAGCCAAGAATATCTAATCTTAGCTCGTGCGGCTACAAAACTACTGTATCAGAAAGCATGGAATGGTGTCAGGTGGTAAAACTACCCTCTGCGACTATTCCGCGCTTTTTTCTCTTGTTATTTATCATGGGAAAACGGCAAGGTCTGGATTTGAGTAGGAGCCGTCTCGATCGACGGGAGAATTAGACCAAAGCAGAGTGCATGAGACGAGATGGATGCGATTATTGCATACCAAGCGATACGAATCGTACCAGTTGATACGAATGGTATGCGTTGGTATCATGGTATACCAATCTTCCCCCCTTTCTTCCCCCTCTTTCCCCTACAACCCCTATTACCCCCTATAATCCCCCTAACTCCCCCCTCAAACAAATAAATTGTTTGAGGCCCCCATGCCAAAATAATGAGACAACTGCGACAACCAGAAACGACAATCAGATGTTTTGCAAAGGTTCTTTCCCCCTACAACCCTCTATCTCCAAAGCTATACCGTTAGCCAGCAGGTCAGACCGTGAATAACATCTACCGTCAGGTTCTATTGGCTGAATATGGGCATACCGTCTATCTGACCTCTACGTTGCGTCACCCTCTATCGTCCGGCGCACCATGCCGACCGGGGACCTCCAACGGCAACGGCATCTAGCCTGTAAAGGGTAGCAGCATCTAATCCGCCAGTCACTACGACTATTTCACATGGAGAATTGACTTCATTTTGTAGTCGGTTGGATATGTAGAAATGTTGCATAGACTATTCCTAGCAGAATGCTATGAATTAAGCTGAATACCATAGTGCGTTACTGGGAATTAAATCGAGCAGGAACAGACCGAATCGGATGATACGACTATTCCAGCAGAATAATCCCTAGATAGTTACTAGGATATATAAGCGCGTATTATAATAAGTACGGTTGGTATACGAATTTGGTATGGATAGCGAGTGAATAAATGTGTGAATATATGCAATGGGTTATGAATTTTATGCGGTCGGATAACTTAGCGACTATCGCATCTCCATTTCTCTAAAAGGCAAACGACTATTTTACGCAAAAAATACACGACTATTTGACGAAGGTTCGAAAGAAAATGCTACGACTATTCCACGACTATTAGCTACGACTATTCCAGCCGGAACGCTGCGACTATTGCTGACCTCTATTGGCTATCGGGCGAAAGCCCGAAAAGAGACGCGGCGGTAGCCGTCAATGGTTCCACGCCGCCGTGCCAGGAAAAAACATAATGCCAGGCTTAATGCTAGGCTAACACATGCCAGGACTCCGGCCGCCGGGCTGGCATGGTCTGCGCTATGATGCACCGCCGGGCATGGATCCATAACAGGGCGCATAGCTGCACCCTTATATACCTTATTATAATAGGGCGGTTGTGCTGGTCTGTATGGCGTTCGGCGCGTCGGTGGTATCTGATATTGGTGCAGGTACTACGTTTGACGGTATGCCCTCCGGTGCTGCGCTGGCGGTGTATAGGCGGCTTGTGTATCTATTGTATTGTGTGCGCTGGAATGGGTCAAATTAACGGAAAAGCCGCTGCAAAGCTCTGTAAACGGTTTTGTCTCTGTGGCAGTATAATTGCACGGACGGCAGAAAAGCCGCTGTAAACGCTTGTGCGTGGCTGATACGCTGTCGGGCAAAAAGAAAAGCCCTGCACCATCAGCAGGTGCAAGGCAAAAGAAAAGCCCGGCCATTTCTGACCGGGCGGAATGCTTTTTATTTGGACGCCTTAAACAGCGCAGAAAAAAACCAGAAGAAAAACAGAAGCGCGGATAAAATCATTTTTGCATCTCCTTTAACCCTTCGAACTACTCAAACCGCCCGCCCTCAAGATCAAGAAGCAAGCTGACCTGTTTTTCGCTCAATTCATCAATTTTCATTTTTTTGACCTCCATTATACCACGCTGAAGCGCTTGTAAGTAGTTTTGCTGCTGCACTCTGCGTATACATCCGGGTGCAGCGTCTTTAAAAGCTTGCTATCCAGTCGGACGCTTTGAACGTCCTTATAGATAGCCTTTGCCGTACCCTGTACCATTTCCGGCGCACCTTGCATCATGCAGATGATATCTGCTTTAATGCTTTCGTTCATTGCTTCAAGCTCTTCCAACAGCCGCTTGTTTTCGCGGTACTCGTTCACCTTTTCTTCGAATAACGTCATTTTTTAGCCCTCCAATTTTAAATTGCATTCATAACACGGAGAAGTGCAGCAATTGCAGCGTCGCGCAATTTTTCGCGCCGGTCCTTGTCAGATGGGTTTAATTTAACGTACTTTCTGCACAGGTCCTTTTCACGTTCGATCTCTTTATTGATGGCGTTGATTACATCGTATTTTTCCATTTTTTCAGCCCTCTTTGTTAACTGTTAAGAAATGCGATCATTACAAGCGCGCCGCTGATCATGCCGCCCACATACCAGATTGCGGCCCACTGAGCAAAATCAAGAGTAATCATGTTGTAAACCCTCCGTTAGTCAAATTCCGGCATAGCCAGAATGATTTTTTTGCACCGCTCAACGCTGAGGCGGTAGGGCTTGGAGCGGGTCAAGTTGTCCGCTACAATCTGAGTGTATACCATCAACGGCAGCTCAAACAGCCCGGCGCACTTGGGATAAAGGCGCACCGCCTGATTTCTGATTTCAGCGTTGATTTCATCTGTTCTCGTCATGGTTTATACCTCCGTGTACCCGTCTGCAATGGCCAGCGCCTTGATAGTGTCCATATCACGCTTTGCTACAACGGGGACGTCCTTAGATACCCAGTCGTCAGGCGCACGGGAAAAGGTTTTTGCGTTTGTGTCGATGCACAGATAATGCGCCATGCCACATGCGGTGCTCTTGGTTCTGAATTCCAATTTCATTTTTTTAGCCCTCCTTATAATACAGATCGTTAGAGCGGCAAATTTTGCGGATACGAAAACAGGCTTGTTTTAGCGCTTCTGCCTGTACATCAAGCCACGTTTGACCGTTGCCCGGCTCGCTTGCGCCCTCGTGCTTGCGCTTGTACATGGATGGAGTACAGACACGGGCGGCAATGTCGCCAGACCACACAAGGGAGCAAGCCCCCGCGCTATAATGGTGCCAGTTATTCGCGCCATTAAGTGCCCACCGCTCAAGCTCTGCGCCATCAAAAGGCAAGCGCTCCGCGTCGTTGGCATGCTCCTGGATATCCTCCAGCAGGTCGAGGGCGTACAGCGTGACGGCCTTATCCCATGCGCTGCGGTCGTGGCGGGCGTTGAGCTCGGCTCGGATGGTATCTGCAAGTGTGGTATAATCAGGGGTGACAGTCTGGGGCTGTTCTGCGGTGAGATCAATAATGGTCGTTGCGGCTGCCGCGGAAATGGTGTTGACCTGTGCGGTGTTGAGTTCGACGATCTCACGGACGTTCTGACCTACAAAGTGGGCCTTTACAGATTCAACGCTTTCGGCAACTGCGACGGTCGAATTATATTCGTCGTTTCGCTCGGTGATAACGTGATAATACTTTTTCATGGTTTTGGCCTCCTGTTTTGTAACGGTATTTGGTAGGTGTTACGCTTTCTTGCGTCTGATTATATTATACGCTTTCTTGCGTAAATGTCAATAGGTATTTACGCTTTTTTGCGTATTTATTTTTTTAGTTTTGGACTGTCCGCTTTTGCTCAGTTTCGGACACACTGCACAGGCAGTCCAGCGCCGCCGCCGGTATGATCTGCACGGCGTGGCCTGTCTGGTATTGGGTGCAGACGGTGCAGCGTGCCCAGCGTCCGGACGTGTGTATCGTGCCTTGTGTGGTCTGCCTTGCTGCCTGTTGCGTGTTGTTGTTCCGGGCGCGCTGGAGTGGGCGGGGGTGCACCGGAGGGGTATACAGGGAACGCCGGGGGTGGGGGTGGGTCGATAGTCTCCGTAGAAAAAATTCAAAAAAGGCGTTTTTCGGGGTTCGTGTTGCCAACACCCACCCCACCTTCACAAAACGAAACCTATCCGATTGTGCAAGTCTCCAAAAATTCCAAAAAATACAAAAAGACCCCTTTCGGAGCCTAGATTGTGCTATAATCACTTTGTGGTGTCACAAAGGAGGAATATGAAATGAACCAAAAGAATGACAAAAATAAAGAAAGACGCGAAAAGAACGAAAAGATCGCCGCTTCAATATGGGGCATCATTATCGGCGCCGCTCTTTTGGTTTTTGGCGTGTATCTTATGGCACATGGTATTTCAAACGTTATATAAAATTCTGGCCAAAGAAAGGAAGAATCAAAAATGAGAAAGAGAATCATTGCGGCGGCTCTAGCAGCAGCTATGATGCTTGCTATGCCTATTAGCGCAATGGCAACTGCAAAGCCTGATGAATGGTCTGCTCCCGTTGAGCTGGAAGAAACTAACGCAACGCAAGTTCAGCCAATAAACATTAAGGAATCCCATAGTCACCTTGAAACCAAATACGAGTACGGTAAAACGAGATACTATGTGTTCTACGCTGTATTGGTTGAAAATCCTAACACCGATTGGGCGGTCGATTTTGTTTCATTGAATGTCACAATATACGGCGAAGACGGGTCCGTCTTAAAGACCGGTTCTGAAACGCTGGACTGGGTTGGCGAGGGTGACTCTTATTGGTTCGGGGATTATATCGCTTTTGATTCTGACGGCGTTAAGCCAGCAAGAATTGAATACACGACAAGCGCAGAGAACTGGAATGTTCACGAAGCAAGCCCTGCCAATCAGATTGTCCGTGCTGGCGAGCTTGCTGTTACAAACGTTTCTAAACGTGGCTCCGGCTATGATTTACGATTTACTGGACAGGTTACGAACAACAGCCAGTTCACAAGCAATGCGGTCAAGGTCATTGTCCTTTACAAGATGAAAGACACCGAAGGTAATGAAGTTCCTGTCGGCGGTGAGTATACTTACATCATGGATAGCCTTGCTCCGGGCCAAACAGCATCGTTTGAGCTTCATCCATTGAGTGGATTTACTGGTTATAGCTCTTATGAAGTGGTTGCCATTCAAGATTAACGCATAATACAAAAGCCAGTGGTTAGAGAACATCTAGCCGCTGGCTTTTCTTATTAGACGTTATACGCTTCTGCGGATGCTTGCATAGGCCGACATTTTTTGATATAATAGACCACGAAAGAAAGGCTGCTTGCAGCACCTTCTTTTGTAACGGATAAGCTATCAGCTAAACTTTGGTAGGTGGGTGCTGATAGCTTATTTTTTTATTTTTTTCTTGACAATTTACGCTAGAAAGCGTATACTAGCATTAAAGAAAGAGAGGAACGAAAAATGGCCGCAACGAATAACAAGGTGAACTCAAGTGAAATTCTTCGTGACATAATGAAGAATCAGCATAAAACATACGAATATCTCCGGGAAAAGCTTGACTACAAAACCATTTCCAGCGCATCTTCTCGTGTCCTCGCTGATGATATGAAATTATCTACAATGGTTCAAATTCTTGAGGTTTTCGGGTACAGACTGGTCGTAGAACCTGCAAATGGGAAACTTACCCGTGCTGGCTGCTATGAAGTAGTAGAGGAAAAGGACGGTGAACCTGAATGATCTACGGTTACGCTCGTGTCAGTTCCGCTGGACAGGCGATTGACGGCAACAGCCTTGAAGCTCAGTCGGAACTTCTGAAAGCCAACGGAGCACAGAAAATCTTTTCGGATGTTTACACCGGCACGAAGCTGCATCGACCTGAACTGGATAAGCTGATGGCTGAAATCCAGCCAGGAGACACGCTGATCGTGGCGAAACTTGACCGTATTGCTCGTTCCGTGAAGGGCGGCATTGAAATTATTGACAACTTGCTTGCGAAAGACGTGTCCGTGAACATTCTGAATATGGGTCTGATGAACAACACATCGACCGGAAAACTGATTCGTAACGTTATGCTTGCCTTTGCAGAGTTTGAGCGTGACATGATTGTTGAGCGTACAAAAGAGGGCAAGAATATTGCCAGTCAGCGCCCCGATTACAAGGAAGGCCGCAAACCCACCGAGTATGACCGTAACCTTTTTGACGTTCTCCATAAGCAGGTGGAGAAGCGCATTCTCACGGTCACTGACGCTGCCAAGCAGCTTGGCGTGACCCGCCAGACATGGTATCGGATTGCTGAACAGAACAGGTGAAAGTATGGCTAGAAAACTTTACGCAGTGACAAGCGGTGGATACGAGGATTATCATATCATTACTCTGACCAAGAGCCGTAGACGTGCGGAGAAAATCGCAGAGATGTACGATGCCGATGTTGAAGAATACGAGGATAGCGAAGAGCTGACGGCAAAACCACTCACTTATACGGTTTATGCCTATGGTGGCGCAGATTGCTGTGAATCGCATTTAGATAACGTTGAGAAAAATGTTATCATTGGTCAAGGATTTGCTTATGTCGATGCGTGGTCTAAGCAGGATGCAGAGCGGAAAGCTGATGTTGTTTTCAAGGAAGTCCGTGAAAAAATGGAAGCTGAACGCAAGGCGAAAGAAGAAGCATACAGGAGTACTCCTACATGGCTTGCCAAACGCGAAAACGGAAAAATCTACGTCATTCCAGAAGATAGCAAAACAAATGCAAGTGAAGTTTTGTTTGGATGCAGGGCGTTTATCAAGGCTCTCACAATAGAAGAAGCCATGAAGATTGCAGCGGCTATGTTTACGGATTATGACGCAAATCGTGCGAAAGCCTTGAAGTGACATTGTTCGCAACCTAGAATAAAACCGAATATTTGATTTTTGTGCAGTTGTAGGCACTCTTTACATTTTCAGGTAGGGGGTGCCTATTTTTTATGCAACCAAAGCAGTGTATCGCTATCATTGACAGCATCAAAGCGTATGCAAAGCAGAATCCGACAGAAGCGCAGGTCTACGAGGACTGGTTTCAGGCGGTCGTCAACCTAAGGGACGCTCTTCCGCAAGACAAGAGGTTTGATGCCTACAAATACTCTGGCGAGCTGCGCTCTGTCTGCGCAGCCATGATGGGAAAGATGAAAACAGGCGAGGACGTGGCGAAGGTCTATGACATTATCAGCCGGACGTACCTGTTTGAAGCAAAGGATGTGTTCGACAGCTATTGCATTTACCTTGAATGGAATCGTGCGCCGGAGAAGAAGTTCTATCAGCCCAGACGCAGAGTGCTGAAAGTGCTGGCAGATGACCTAGAGGACTTGTTCTATAAGCGGATAGATTTCTTGGGGGTCAGTCTTCCGGCTCGCGTGGGTAAGAGTACGCTGTGTATTTTCTTCATCACATGGCTTATGGGCAACCGCCCTGACGTTGCATCGGTTATGAGCGGGCATTCCGACAAGCTGACCAACGGCTTTTACGGCGAAGTGCTGTCCATCATCACAGACCCTGTGACCTACAACTGGGGGAAAATCTTCCCTGACGTTCAGCTTGTGGATAAGAGCGCAAAGGACGAAAGCGTTGACCTGAACCGAAAGAAGCGTTTCCCCACCCTGACCTGTCGTTCCATCGGCGGTACGCTGACTGGTGCTGTTGAAATTGGCGAGGGTGGCGTTCTGTACAGCGATGACTTGATCGAGGACTTGGAGGAAAGCCTGAACGTTGAGCGTTTGAACAATAAGTACGATGCCTATCTGAACCAGCTGAAAGACCGTAAGAAGCAAGGCGCATTAGAGTTGATGGTCGGCACACGCTGGAACGTGCTTGACCCTCTGGGGCGCATCCAGAGCCAGTACGCAGACAATCCAAAGTACAGATTCCGGGTGATTCCTGCGGTTGACGAGAACGGACACAGCAATTTCAATTATGACTATGGCGTTGGCTTTGACGATGCCTACTATGCCGACATGAAAGCCAGCATTGACGATGCAACATGGTGGGCAAAGTACATGGGCAAGCCTTATGTGCGTGAAGGCCTGCTGTTCCCTGCCGATGAGCTGCGATACTTTAACGGCGTTCTGCCTGATGGCGAGCCTGATCGCAAGCTCATGGTCATGGATATTGCATGGGGCGGCGGTGATTTTACCGCTTGCCCTATCGCCTATGTGTATGGTGATGCCGTGTTCATCCCTGACCTTGTGTTCAATAACGGCGACAAGACAGTGACTAGACCGGAAGTCGTGGGCAAAATTATCCAGCACAAAATCAACGTTGTGCGTGGCGAAGCCAACAACGGCGGCGATGAATACTGTGACGTAGTGGACAGCCAACTCCGGCAGCAGGGCTATCACTGTTCAGTCCGCAGCCAGCGTGCGCCCAGCGGTCAAAGTAAGCTGTCAAGAATCATCCAGTATGCGCCTGACATTAAGCGGTTTTATTTCCTTGACGAGAAACACCAGTCGAAAGAGTACAAAGCGTTCATGGAACAGGTGACGATGTTCACGCAGCTTGGCAAAGTTCCGCACGATGATGCACCGGATAGTCTGGCACAGCTTGCCGATGAACTGTACAACGGAATCAGTAAAATTGAGCCTGTCAAGAGGCCATTTTGATTAAAAACACAATATATTGTGTTCGCTGGGTCTATTTATTTGATTTCACCACTTGACAAGGCTTATAATGTACACAGGAAGTTTTGCAGCTTCCCTTAAAGGAATAGCTTGCACGCGGGGTTTTGTCATTTTTACTCGCGTGCGTGTCAACAAGCATATTCCTCCTTTCACCGGTGAAGGTTTTCTCACTCTTTCGCCTTCACCGGACTTTATATGTTGCGTTTCCAATTGTAAGGGGAATGCCAGCCTGTCTCCCCCACGGCTGGCAAGCAACGGTTCGATTCCGTTACGCAGCACAACCAACTACCTAGCTTTGCATGGACTTATTCTCCAAAACCTCCACCGCTATTCCCGGCTCTCAATGTGATGTTTAGACATGACATTGCAAAGAGCAGCGGTTAACCAATCAAGCCGGGTTTCTATGTTGCATTAGCTCAGCCAGGCTAGAGCATCCGGCTCATAACCGGACATACATTGGTTCAAATCCATTATGCAGCACCAAAATTGCAGCTTACCCGTTTACGTCTGTCCGACAACTGAATGTAAAGGCTGCAATGGTTTTCTTCGGGCGAAGAATAGCACGGCTGGAAGTGCGAACAGTTTCCCAGTAGCTTCTGACAGGTCTGTGCTCAACAGCCTGTTTCCAGAAATCCAACGAAAGGAGCACAGATGGTAGCAAAAGTCAGATGCAAGCGTCCTCGAAAAGACGCAAACGGCAATCCGTGTGATTGCGGACGTTATCTTGGCGAAGTAGAAGGCAAGTTCTCTCTTCTGTGCCCTCTTTGCCATTGGATTACAATTGGAGATTCCAACCTTCCGAAAGAAACATGGGTCTCCGTGCCAAAGTTCAAGAACTAAATAGCTTTTGAAGCGCAGTTGTAAGCGCAGTGAGATAGACCTTAACAGGTTTGTCTTGCTGCGCTTTTTATTTTGCCAGAAAGGAGGAACGCATGGCTGAGTATCAGATAGTTGTTGACGGCTTCTTGAATGAACCGCTGACCGGACGTAGACCGATTGAAACGCCGGAGACGGAAATCAATCGGGAAAATGTGCTGAAAGTGGTAATGGGCAAAGCAGAGCCTATTCATCTGCTGAACAAGAATGAGATTCGTTTCTTGCACAACTACTACTTGGGCAGTCAGCCCGTTCTCCTCCGCACGAAGGAGTATCACGCTGAAATCACCAACCGTATTGTAGAGAACCACGCCAACGAGTGCGTGGGCTTTTACACAGGCTACATGAGCGGCACTCCTTGCTCTTATGTGCGGTCTGAAACGGCAACAGGTGACGGTGAGGAAATCGCCCGCCTGTCCAACGCCTTGCAGTATGAGGGCAAGGATGCGCTTGATCGGCGGCTCTGGCAGTGGATGTTGGAGTGCGGACAGGGATACCGCATTGTTCTTCCTGACAAGGGGTACAACGGCAACTACCCAGATGAAACGCCCCTGCTGGTGGATGTTCCCGACCCGGATATGGCGTATGTGATTTACAACTCCGGCATTGGGCACAAGCCCATCGCCAACGTGCTGCACATCCCACGCAATTATCAGAATGACCTGAACGACCTAATTTGCGTGTATACGCCGAACCAGTACTTTGAAATCGACAACGGCAAGGTTACGAAATCGGAGAACCATTCTCTCGGAATGTTGCCTATGGTCGAATATAAGCTGAACCCGGAGCGTATGGGCTTGTTTGAACCGGCTATCCCTGTGCTGGATGCCATCAACGACCTCGAAAGCAACCGCCTTGATGGTGTGGCACAGTTCATCCAGTCCATCATGGTGTTTACCAACTGCCTTGTGGATGATAACGCACTGAAACAGGTCAAAGAACTTGGGGCAATGTGCTTGAAATCTACAACCAGCTTGCCCGCTTCTGTTTCTCAGATTGCAAACGAGCTTGACCAGCAGCAAAGCCAGACTCTGCTTGATTCCATGTTGAACGTGTACCGCAGTCTGACTGCTATGCCTAGTGCCACTGGCAGCGAGAATGCAACGTCCGACAACGTGGGTGCAGTCATCGTCCGCAATGGTTGGAATCACACAGAAGCAAGAGCGCAGCAGTACGAGAATATGTTCAAGTACGCTGAACGCCAGAGCCTGTCTGTAATGCTCAAAATCCTACGTGATACGGCTGGTTCTAAGCTGATGGCAAGTGACATCAACATCAAGCTGCCACGCCGTCAGTACGATAACCAGCAGAGCAAAGTTCAGATTTTTGCACAGATGCTCAGTCAGAGCATTGACCCACAGTTGGCGTTTATAACGCCAGGGCTGTTCCCTGACCCGCAGGCTGCTTATGAAATGAGCAAGCCCTTCCTGATTGCCGCTGGAAAGCTAGGCAAGGATGGGAAAGCACCGAAGCCGCAGGAACAGCCTGTAGACCATATTGTTGACGATAACAAAATGTTGAACGAACAGGCCGGCGAAAAGAACGGAGGGGAAAAATGAATTTTGCAAGTGCTTTGTTTTCTCTTAAACGAGGTCGTAAAATCAAGCGTCATCATTGGACCGGTTATTGGTGCTTGGGGACTAAAGATTCTAAAAAGCCTTATGTCGAAATGCACTGTTACGATGGCAAGATTGTAAATCTTGTTGATTCGGAAGATATTTTGTACACCATGGAAAATATGGCGTGTGACGATTGGGAAATCGTTGATGAATGGAAGTAAAGGCTTTCGCCTTTGCATATTCCGGCAGGGAAGCCGGGATACAAATTTCGCAGCGTTGCAGGGAAGCAACGATAAAAAAACGCAGGAGGAAATTAACGATATGAAACTCAATGTGTTGCTTGGTGATGCCTACAAAGAGGGCATGACCGCCGATGAAATCATTTCTGCGCTTGAAAAGGTTGCAGACCCTAACGCAGAGGTGGAGAAGCTGCGTAACGCCGTGACGAAAGCCAATGGCGAAGCTGCTGAGTACAAGAAGCAACTCAAGGCAAAGCGTACCGATGACGAGAATGCCGCACAGGAGCAGGCTGAAAAGCTGGCAGAGATGCAGAAGCAGATTGAAGCCTTGACTGCCGACAAGGAGAACCTCGTCAAGGAAAAGACCCTTGCATCTTACCGTGAGAAGTTCGTTGCACAGGGTTATGACGCTGAACTTGCCAACAAGGCTGCATCTGCACTGGCTGACGGTGACATGGATAAGGTTTTTAAGTTTCAGTCGGAGTTTATGACAGCCCATGACACCGCATACAAGGCTTCCCTGCTGAAGGATATGCCCACACCTCCGGGTGCGGATGGCAAGGGCGGTTCTGACAGCGAAGGCGTAGCGTTTGCTAAGAGCCTTGCACAGCAGAACGCAAATACTTCTAAGGCATCGAGTGACGCAATGAGCGCTTTCCATTAACAAGGAGGAAAACATGAAGTTTACCCGAAACACGGTCAACGGAATCAACGATACCATCCTTGCTTCCAATGACTACACCGCCATTCCCTTTACCGTGACCGAAACTGCTGCGGTTAAGGCTGGCTATCCCATGACGCTGGCTGGCAAGAAAGCTGTTGCTGCTGGTGAAACTGGTTCTAAGACCATCAACGCTGACGGTATCCTGCTGTATGACGTTGACCCGGCAGAGAACCCCAATGCTTCCCTGCTGATTCGTGGTGTTATCGACACCAAGAAAGCTGCTGCAAGCTCTGGCTTCACCTATGATTCTGATGCGATCACTGCTCTCAAGACCGCCGTTCCTGGCATCTTCTGCCGTGACAACATCAGCGTGAACGCTTAATAGGAGGTAAAACAACATGGCACTGAATCTTAAGGAAGTCTTTGCCCCGGCTGCGATTGCCGCCTATTGGACGAACGACCCCACCAATGCGATGCCCTTTGCATCTGACGCACTGTTCCCCGCAAAGAAGAAGGCCGGTCTCGACCTGAAGTGGCTGCGTGGCCACAAGGGCGTTGGCGTGTCCCTGATGCCCAGCGCATTTGACGCAAAGGCTACGTTCCGCACCCGTGAGGGCTTCAAGTTCGATGAGACCGAGATGCCGTTCTTCCGCGAGGGCTACCATCTGGGCGAGAAAGACCGTCAGGAAATCCTGCGTGTTCTGGACAGCAACGACCCCTACGCCCGTGACGTGATGAACCGCCTGTACGATGATACCGCACAGCTTATCACTGGCGCACGCATCGTACCTGAGCGTATGATCTGGCAGCTGCTGGCTCCCGCCAATGGCGTTCCCGGCATCACCATCAAGGCAAACGGTGTGAACTACACCTACAACTACGACCCGGACGGCACTTGGAAGTCCACCAACTACAAGGAAGTCTCTGTCGCAAAGTCCAAGTGGAACGTCACCACTGCCACCCCCATTGCTGACCTGAACGCCGCAAAGGATGCTGTTCTGGCAAGCGTTGGCGAGGTCGTGACCGAGGTGTACATGAACACTGCCACCTTCCGCAACATGATCGCTGCGGACGAGGTGAAGAATCGGTTTATGACGGTCACCGCAAAGGCAAACGCCGTTCTGCTGGATGCCGAAGCACGGCAGATTATCGAATCTGCAACTGGGCTGACCATCCATCTGTATGACAAGATGTTTAAGGCAGACCAGTACAGTGCAAGCGAGAAGTATCTGCCCGATGGCATGGTGGTGGTTGCTCCGTCCGGCGCTCTTGGCAGCACTTGGTACGGTACTACTCCTGAGGAAGCCGACCTGCTGTCCGGCCAGTCTGGTGCATCCGTGTCCATCGTGAACACTGGCGTTGCCATCACTACTGAGCTGACCATTCACCCGGTCAACGCCAACGTCTATGCTTCTGAAATTGTCCTGCCGTCCTTTGAGCGCATGGACGCTGTGTACTGCATCAAGGCTTACTAAGGCGAAAGGAGGAAAGTAGCATGGGAGACCAGTATTCCGAAGCGGCAGTCAAGCTTGGGCAGTACATCGCCCCTGCACTTGACCGTGAAATCACGGACGAGGACTACCCGCTCTTCGACCTGCTGCTTGATTTCGCCAAAGACAAGATATTTGCACAGGGCTACCCCTTCGGCAACAGGCCGGACGAGTTGCCCATGCAGTATCAGTCGTTGCAGATACGCATTGCAGCGGAACTGTACAACCACATCGGCGCAAACGGACAGACGAGCTATACCAACAATGGCATCACTCGTGTGTGGGAAAGCTCCGATGTGGCGCAGTCCCTGTTGAATGAAGTGGTTCCGAGAGTAGGTGTTATCGGCTGATGTTCAATGGAAGCCCGCTGGATAAACGCCCGCTGTGGTATTCAAACCCGGTCGGCGAGAAAACGCCTGTTGTGGACGAATGGGGCAACGAGACTGGCGAATCTGCATACGAATCGTGGAGCGAACCCGCAAAGCTGATGCTGAATGTCAGCCCTCCTACTGGTTCTGCGGAAGCAAACCCTTTTGGAGCGTTCACGGATTACAGCTACGTTGTCAGTTCGTCCAGCAAAAAGCGCAACACACCGCTTTATGAAGGCACGCGCGTCTGGTTTCAGACAGACGTTTCAAAGCCCTTCAATTACATTGTGGTCAAGGTCGCAGAGCATATCACGGATACGAAGTATGCGCTGAAAGAGGTGGCTGCAAGTGAAAATTAAAGTGAGGTTGAGTGATGCCGGGCTTCGTGATGCGGAACGTCAGATACAGAAGTACAAGACCACCCTGAACAAAAAGGCACAGGAGTTTGCAAAGGCGTTGGCTGATAAAGGACTTGATGTGGCAAAAGTTCGTTTTGCGAACGCACAGTATGCTGGTAGCAACGATGTTTCTTGCCATGTTGAGCAGAACGGAAACACCTGCACCATCATTGCAGAGGGCAAGGCAGTTGCCTTTATCGAGTTTGGCACTGGCGCACATCACAACGGATATGGCGGCGAATTACCGCCCGGCGTTGGTGCACATGGTTCCTACGGCAAAGGGCAAGGCGCAAACCGCAGGTGGTACTACTACGGAGAATCCGGCAATGCCGGCACGCCTGTCAAACAGGTGGATGGCAAAGGCCAGTTGAATTACACCGATGGTAACGAGCCAGCTATGGCTATGTGGGGAGCTGTTGAGGAAATGGCTTCTCAGGTCGAAGCAACGTGGAGGGAGGTTTGGAATAGTTGATCGATTATTTCAATTCTATCTTCACGGCTGTTGCTAAGGAGCTGCGAACGCAAGTGCCCGGCATCTTCGTCACTGGTGAAATCAATGACAGCAATGTCAAGAAGTTTCCGTGTGTGCAAATAGAGGAAAACAGCAATCTACCTGTACACATTGATTCTGCCGGGCACAGCAAGTATGCCGCTGTTTCCCTGCGTGTGCGGGTCTACTCCAACAAAACAAGCGGACGCATTGCAGAAGCACGTTCCATCGTTGGAATCGTGGATTCTGTTCTTGAACCGCTTAAATTTTATCGCAAATCGTTTGCCCCGTTGAATGGGCTGTACAACAATTCCGTCTATCGGATTGATTGCAGCTATGGGGCAACAATCGGAGAGGACGGAATGATTTACCGAAACTAAGGAGGTAAACATTCTATGAGTACTGCTATCTCCGGTCTGAATACCACCCTGTATTGTGGCGACAGCGCAACCGCTCTGACGAAGCTGTGCGACATCAAGGATGTGCCCGACCTGATCTCTGAGCCAAACCTTCTGGATGCCACTACTTTGTCTGACCCTATGCAGGTCAACATCTTCGGCATTATCCAGAGCGACACCAAGTCCTTTACTGCCAACTACAACAAGACTGACTACAAGAAGGTCAAGGAGGCTGGCTACGATGAGACTTCCGAGAGCAACACCGTTAAGTATTACGCCCTGAAAATGCAGGACGGCTCCGGCTTCACTTGGCAGGGTATGCATCAGGTTGGTCTGTCCGGCTTTGGCGTGGACGAGGTTGTGGAAATGACCATCAACTGCATCTTCACCAAAAAGCCTGAGTTCAGCGAGACCCTGACTGTCAACGGCGGCTAAACCGCAAAAAATCAAATCAATCAAATCGGGCAGAACTGAACAACGGATTTGGTTCTGCCCCTATTTATAAAGGAGAGCATTTATTATGGCTGCAAAGGTTATCAATTATCATTCCCCTGATGGCAAGAACACTTATGAGCTGACTTTCACCCGTGACAGTGTGGAAGCCGCCGAACGTGCAGGCTTTCAGATTGGACAGTACACTCAGATGATTAATCTGCTGTCCAACTCCCGTGCTCTGTTCTACGGCGCTTTCATTGCACGGAACAAGGGCATCAAGCGCAAGGACGTTGACGAGATGTTCCAGCATACCGAGGAGAAGGAAGAGCTGATGGGCATTTTGCTTGAGATGTTCATGGACGCTTCTAAGTCTCTGCTGGCAACTGACACCGAGGACAAGACCGCAAAAAACGCAACGTGGGAGATTGTGTAACCGCACAATTTCAGGAACCAGGCGGAGAGGGAGAGCCATTCTCCTTCTCCAAGCTGTTTCACGATGTAGAAGCCTATTACATCTCCATCGGTATGACCTACGAGCAGTTCTGGCACGGCGATGTCTGGCTGGCTAAGGTCTACCGTGACGCAGAGGAGCTGCGAGAACGCAGAGCCAATGCAGAAGCATGGAGAAACGGTTTTTACATGGCATCCGCGCTTTCCTCTACGGTTGGCAATATGTTCCGAAAGAAAGGGTCTAGCCCCATCAAGTACATGGATAGACCGATTCCCCTTTCTCAAAAGGAGAAAGACGAGTATGAATACCAACGTGCTGCGGAAGCACAGGAGCGAATCAAACGTATGATGTTCTCCATGATGGAGCAAAAGGATGGTGGTAGTGATGGCTGATGTTGATATTACAAGCTTATCCGTAGAAATCTCTGCGGAATCTCAGGGCGCAGAGCTTAATATCGACAAGCTCGCTACCGCCATTTCTAATTTGCGGACAAAGGGCAACGTGACAAAGGTTGTGAACAGCCTTGATAAGCTGTCCGCTTCCATTTCTGCGCTGAAACAGGCGTCTGCTGGAATGTCCGGGCTGGATAAAATCAATAACTTCTTGAACGGGATTTCCAACGCCAATACGACCGCAAGCGCAAAGAGCATCAACACGGTCGTGAACGCAATCAAGAAGATTCCAGCGGCTGTGTCTGGCTTGAACGGCGTGGACTTTTACTCCATGTCTGGAAGCATTACTCAGCTCACTAACGCTTTGGCTTCGCTGTCCATTCTGGACGCATCGAACCTTAAAGCTCTTGGCAGTGCTTTCAATGCGATCGGGAAGGTTCCCGACCTGACCGACAAGCTAAAGGCGACAGACCTTGATTCTTTTGCAAGTTCTTGCCAGAAGATTTCCGTCGCCCTTACTCCCCTTGCATCTCAGCTTGACAAGGTGGGCAACGCTTTTGCAAAGCTCCCTCCGCAGTTGAGCAAGGTGGTCACACAGGCAAATCGTGTGACCGCAGCCAACGAAAAGCAGCGCAAGAGCTATCTTAGCCTGTCCAATCAGATGAACGGCTTTATGCGGAACATGGCAAAACTGGTTTCGTTGAAAGCTATCGCTGAGTATCTTGGCAACGCTGTTGCGAAGTTTAACGACTTCTATGAAGCAACAGACCTGTTTCATAATGCCATGGGCAATTTGAGCGGTGAAGCGGATACGCTCATTAGTAAGATGCAAGACCTGCTTGGTGTCGACCCGACCAAAGCGATGACCTACATGGCTACCATCCAGAGTTTAGGTACTTCGTTTGGTCTGGCCAGCGACAAAGCATACATTCTGTCTAAGAACCTGACTCAGCTTGCCTATGACGAAGGTTCTTACTGGAACAAGGACGTTGCAGAGACCTTTACCGCAATGTCCTCCGCAATCTCCGGTGAGATTGAGCCTATTCGCCGTTTGGGTGTTGACCTGTCTCAGGCACGGTTACAGCAGGAGCTTCTTGCTTTGGGCTTTAACAAGCAGGTTTCCAGCTTGTCTCAGGCAGATAAGGCGGTTCTGCGTTACATTGCCATTATGAAGCAGACTGCCAATGTGCAGGGCAACCTTGCACAGACCATCCAAAGCCCTGCAAACCAGATTAAGATTCTGAAAGCGCAGTTGGATATGCTGGCGAAGTCTGTTGGCTCTCTGCTCTACCCTGCTATGAAATCCATTCTTCCCCCGCTGATTGCCGCCGTACAACTTATCCGAGAATTTGTCCAGTGGGTGGCAAAGCTGATGGGCGTGAAGGTTGTGTTCACCGATTTCACTAAGAGCGCTGACAGCGTTGGCGGCATCGGTGACGCAATGGATAACACAACCGATTCGACAAAGAAAGCCGCCAAAGCCCTCAAGGACTACACGATGGGTTTTGATGAACTGAACATCATTGACCCCACACAGGGAAGCTCTGGCTCTGGTGGCGGCGCATCTGCTGGCAATATCTTGGGCGACGTAGACTTGTCCGGCTACGATATGTTTAAACAGTACAATGAAGAGTTCGCAAAGCAGATTGATGCTATCAAGCAGAAAATCAAGGCTATGCTTCCTCTTATAGCGACTGTAGCAACCGCTTTTGCCGCTTGGAAGCTTACAAATCTTATTACGGATATTGTGGACGCTATCTCCAAAATGAACGCGCTGAAATCCATTGTTTTGGGTCTTGGTGTTTTTACAGTGGGCATCGTCCTTGAGATTACAGGCATTAAAGACGCGATTGAAAATGGCGTAAATGGAAAAAATTTTGCTGAAATTGTTCTTGGCGCTTTGATTGGGACTACAGGCGCAGCCATTCTTGGCAAAGGAATTGCTCAGTTTATCGTGACCGGCTTTGGCAATACTGCTGTTGGAGCGGCCATTAAAGCAGCTGGCGGCTCTACTGCTGGCGCGATTATTGGAGCAGCAGTTGGCGGAGTAGTAACCGGCATACCTATGTTTGTAACGGGCGTTTATGATGCTGTCAAGAATGGCTTAAACACGTTAAATGGAATTTTGATTCCGCTTGGCTCGACAATGACTGGCGCAGGTATTGGTGCAATTATCGGCTCTCTTGGAGGCCCGATTGGTACAGGCATCGGTGCGTTGATTGGTTTGATTGTTGGCGGTCTGACCGATGTCGGTATTGCGATTTATCAAAACTGGGACAAAATTACAGAATCTCTCGACAAGGCAAGCGAGAGCTTAAAAAACTGGTTTGTAGGCGTTGGCGAGTGGTGGAATGAAAAGTGGCAAGGGTTCAGCGCTAACTTTCAGACTGCATGGGAAAGCCTGCCTGGGTTTGTTCAGCATCCGATTCAGGCGCTTGACCAAGCGAGTGCAGGCTTGAAGCAGTGGTTTGTCGGCGTTGGTGAGTGGTGGAACCAGAAGTGGGCTGGATTCAAAGAAAACTGGGACAAGGCTTGGAACAGTTTGGTTGATACGATCAAAAATCTCCCCGCAAAATTTTTGGACTATGGCAAAAACATCGTTCAGGGCTTGATTGATGGCATCAACAAAGGCATTGAGAACGCAAAGAAAACTGTTGGTGGACTTGCAAAAGCCATCATTGACAAGTTTACAACTGATACTGATATCAATTCTCCTTCCAAGGTTTTTGAACAGTTTGGTATCTATATCGATCAGGGCCTTGCAAACGGTATCACTGAAGCACTTCCTTACGTTGAACAAGCTATGACCAATCTGGTGAACGTTGTTCAGCAGAAGGGCAACGAAATGATTGACTATGGCACGACCACCGCAACGAATTTTGTTGATGGTTTTTTCAACGGTCTGGACAGCAAGTGGCAAGAACTTGATTCCGGCTTGCAGAATGACTTCTTCGGCACAGTGCAGAATCTTTGGAATGCTGTGCAGAGCGGAGATTTGAAAACGGTCGGAACAACTGCTGCTGCTATTATTTGGCAAGCAATGGGAGAAAAAAATCGTTCCGAGGTAAAAACGTATGCAGAAAACTTGGTCTCTCAACTGTCTGACGTTTTAAAAAAAGCAGCCGGAACGCTATTTGATTCTGCATTGCAAATTGGCAAAAACATCTGGAAAGGCATTACCAATAATTTTGGGGATATTGTAAAAAGCGTATCTCAGCTGGGGCAAAAAATTTACAATGGATTTTCCAGCTTAAAAGTTCCACTTACAAATGCAGGCTTTTCTATCAGCAACGGATTACTTGGAGGTCTCGTTAGTAAATTCCCTGAAATTTTAACAGGCGTTGCTGGGGTAATCACATCTATTGGCGGCGCTTTTATGGGCATGCTGGAATCGATTGGTGGTGTCCTGACAAGTTTAGGAATCCCAACGGGTGTGCTGATGCTTGCTGGCGGAATTGCAATCGCCGCCGCAATTGCTGGTATTGTTGCAAGTTTAGGCGGATCCAGATCTTCAGTGAACCAAGATTATTCCAGCTATCCTGGAACAAGCGGATATGATTCTTCTACCGGGTCTACGACATCTACTGGAAGCTACTATCCAAGCTCTTCTACAAGTGAAGTAAGCGTATCTGACTTGAGGAGCGCAGTTCATGATGGTTGCTATGATGCGTTTCTTGATATCTTCCAGCGCTATGGTGATGAAATTACCGGTGGTAAGGAAGTTAGGCTGTTCATCGACGGAAAGCAGATTACTGCTTCGGTCGAAAAGCAGCAGGCTGACCGTGGCGTGCAAATCATGGGTACGGAAGTGTATAGCTATTAAGGAAGGGACGGTGAATTATGCAAGCTCTTGTATCAGTAAACGGCGTAGATTTGCCAGAGCCTTCCTCTTATAGCGCAACGACTTCAACCATCGTTGATTCTGGCCGAAACGTGCAAGGCAAGGTTGTTGGCTCTGTGGTTCGGCACGATGTTGCAAAAGTGGCTCTCAAGTGGAACTACCTTACCGCAAAACAATGGGCTTCCGTTATCGGCCCATTCACTACAAACTTTTATTGCACGGTACGATTTTACAATCAAGCGACAGCTTCTTATTCCACACGCCAGATGTATGTTTCCGACCGAACGGCCGGAATGTGGCGAAGGGGCCCAAACACCGGAAATGTGATGGGCTGGACGGATTGTTCTTTGAGCCTGGTTGAGGTCTAAAGGTGGTGATTTTATATGTCTGTAAAGCCGTCCGATAAGTGGCTTTCACAATATAATAATACGCTTGTACCCGAAACTTTTATTCAGATTACTTATCATGCAGCTGATGATGCGGCGCAAACGGACGCTATTGCAAGTTCAGGTTCGCAAACCGTGTTTAGTAATGCGGCATCCATCACTGACCTGGACATTTCCACTTCTGGAAATTACGCGACTGCTGAAACTAATTTTTGGGTTTTAGATGGAAGCTTTGATATCGTCCCGAATTCTGAACCGTATCAAGAATGCGGCTATGTAAGCGGTGAATGCGTATCAAGCTCCAATCATCCAACCATCACATTTTCTTTTAGTAAAATCCACGAAGAAAAAATACCGGGTCTGACAATCATTTGGTCTGAAATTTTAAATGAATGGGCAAAATCATTTAAAGTTTCCGCTTACAAAGGAACCGCTCTTCTTTTGGAAAAGCAAATTGACAACAACGATTCCGCCGAAACTTCAATTGAATTTGAGATTTCCAATTATGATTTGGTTATTATTGAAATTCTTGAATGGTGTATTCCAAACCGAAGAGCTCGTATCTCGCAAGTGGAATTTGGACAACGTGTGAAATTTAGCAAAACAGATCTTCTGTCGTATTCCCATAAATCAAAGCGTGACCCAATTTCCGGCCAGCTTTCTAAGGATTCGATTTCTTTTTCCATTGATAACAGCGATCAAAAATGGAATCCTATCAACCCTGACGGTCTCTACAAGTATTTGTATGAACGCCAAGCTGTTTTTGTAAAGTATGGCATGGACTTGGACGGACAGACCGAATGGATTAACGGAGGTAAGTTTTACCTTTCTAGTTGGAGTATTCCTTCTAATGGCATTACCGCTTCCTTTGAAGCTCGAGATGCTTTAGCATTTTTAATCGATTCACCATACACCGGAAGAAAAAGCGGAACTTTATACGAAATGTGTTATGACGCTTTGGAACTTCTTGATGTTTCTGGCATCAGCTATTACATCAATGAATCTTTGAAGGATTATACAGCTGATTTTAGTAACGGAAATTCTTCGTATAAAAACGCTGATGTGCTACAGCTTTCCGCTAACGCAGCCGGTATGGCTTTGTATCAGACAAGAAGCGGTGAGATTCGGATTGACCGAGTTCCGTACCTTCCTGAAAACAAGTCCGACATTTACGAAATCACCGAAATCAATGATTATCAGTATCCGGAGATCACTTTTTCTAATAAGTTAAAAAACATCTCTTACTCTCTAAATGGAGTTTCGTCATTGTATCCGAATGGTGCTACTGGCGATGGCGTTACGCAAAGTGTAAACAATGCACTTATCTCTTCCTCCATTGTCTCCCAGCCCAAAAATGTTCTAACTGAAAGTTATAAAGTGCTTTCTAACCGTCGAAAAGCCACCCTGTCTTATCGTGCCAGCCCACACAACGATGCTCTTGATTTTGTCAAGCTCAATCATCAGTTTGGATATTCTTCTAACTTGTTGATTACGGACGTTTCTTACACGTTTAATGGCAGCTTTAAGGGCTCCGTTACCGGGTATATGATTGAAGATGTTGATTCGTTACAAATCGATGCTTCTGAAATTTACTTGCATCCTACCGATACGATTACACTCACTGCAACGCTTACCCCTGCGTCTGCCGATTCCCCTGTTATTGTTTGGAATGCATCTCCCGCTGGTATCGTTGAACTGAATGTCATCAAGAACGAACGCGGTGTATCTGTCTGCAAAGTCACGTATTTACACAGTGGAAAGGCAACGATCACAGCTACAGTCGCAAGCCTTTCCGCTTCTTGCAACGCTACTACGATTGCGGACGAGATTTCCAACCTCAAAGAAGGCGATACCGTTTACATCTCCGTCGCTGGCGTTTACACTGCTTTTCTTGTCTCAAAGCATAATTATGAGCCTGAATTAAACGGGACCGGAAGAACGCTTTTAGCGCATAAAGACCCGATTTTTGGCAACGGTACAGAGGATTTTGCGTGGGATAGTAAAATGACAACTCCCGCAGAGTATTCGACCAGCAGCATTGATGCCTTATTAAACGGAAACGTAAAAAATTCTTTTTCTGATTTTATGCAGAAAAAAATCGGCAAAACTACTTTTTATTATACTCCCGCGTTCAAAAAAAATGATTCTAACGAGTACGTACCTTCTGCTGTGTCTACTCTATCTCGCAGTATATTTTTACCTTCCGCAAAAGAAATATACTACGGATTTCCCGATAACAGTAGTGGTATTAACGAAATTTGGGGTTATGGATGCAACGCAGAAGGAAGCCCGCTCCCTACAGCAAAAGAACTTCTGAGAAATCCTTTTTTTATGGTCGGAGACGTTTACAGCCCGTATCAGCAGTGGACGAGAACTCCCGTTACCCATCTTGAATATTTTGGCATGGGCCCTTCTGTTGGAAGTATCTATTATCGTTCTATTGTTGTTTCAGGATATTGGGACAAAGCACATCTTGGTAATTCTAATGACGAAGAATTATTTTTTTATGATTGTATCGGTTCTGGGGACGCAAACTATAAGTGCTATCATTACATGTTTACCGTTCCGAGTAATTTGCCTATTGGGTATCAAAACAGAGTTGAGGAAGAATAATTTATGGCTCGTTGGATTACAGACCGCACGCAATCAGATGTTGACCGTGTGAAAGAAATTACCGCAAAGGCGAGAACACCACCCGGTTCTCAAAGCAGTCGGGCAGGTCGATCTCATTCGCCATCAGGGCA